CATAGTTTACATTTTACATATGAGGAGAATTATATATGATTACACTTTTATTTATTATATCAATCACTATGCTTATAATATCTATAATATTTTATAAGAAATGTAACGAAGCTAGAAAAGATAACACAGGATGGTTTATTTCTCTAATTTTATTTGGTTTTGTAACAGTTATTTGTTTATTTATAACATTAGGTTTTACTGCTTCTGTTGTAAGTTCTAAATATATAGCTGAAAAGATTACTATGTATACTGAACAAAACAATAAAATTGAGGAACAGATTGATATAGTTGTAAAGCAATATCAAGAATACGAAAGTGACACCTATGCTATGACTTCTTCTGAAAGTTCTATCACTCTTGTAAGCCTTTATCCTGATTTAAAATCAGATGAACTCGTAAAGAAACAGATAAAGGTGTATCAAGATAATAATAAGAAGATAACCGAGTTGAAAGAAGAGCAGATAAGTGCAAAAGCTTGTAAGTGGTGGCTTTATTTCGGAGGATAAAAAATGAGACTTGGTAGTAGATATGAAATAGGAGATAAGGTAATTTACATAAGTTCTTTTGATAAACCCATGATAGGTAAAGTTGTTTATTATATAAACAACAACTATCTTGTAGACCTTTCCAACAATACTAGACAATGGGTAACAGATAGAGAATTGACTAGGTATAATGAAAAAGAAGATTATCTTAAACTTTTTAATAAGTATCTAAAGGGTAAGAAATGTAGATGTACTAAGGATTATACTTTTAGGGATTCTCCGTATGCTCCAGAGTACTTTAATGAAACCATACTTGCGAATACGGAATTTACTATTCATATACTTTTTTCCTATTTAAAGTCTATACCTATAAATCAAGTGGTGACGATAAATTATGTTGCTTTACGTCCAGATACTTGGCAACCACGTTTTAACTCTACAATGATTTGTGGGATATTAAACGTTGTTTGGGAAGATTTCGCAAAATATTTTAAACTTGTAAAATAGGAGGTAGTTTTAAAATGCTAACAATGGAACAAATAAAGGAAATAGCAAAATTAAATGGAATAGGAATAATTGAAAATCCCACACAAGAAGAATTAGATGAACAAAGTAAATCTCTTATGCAGTCCATTGCAGATATAACAGACCCTGAACATAATCTCTGTAAATATTGTACTTGTAAAGATAATTGTAAGGGCAATACATTTGAATGTGCTATTTGTAATAGCAGTAACAAATGAAGAAAAGTAAATAAGGTGTGAACTAAAATGAATCTATCTATGGAAGGTATAGAAAGAATTGCAGAACAATGTGGAGTAGAAATAATTAATATTGATGATGCCACAGAGGAACAGATAGAAGAACAACATAAATATTTTGAGGAATATTTAAAGAAAATAGATAAAATGGATACCGAGCATAACCCCTATTGTATACAATGTGGTAGGTCAGATATTTGTCAAGGTTCTGTTTCTAAATGTATTATGTGTAAAAAAGATAGTAATATAACAGAGGATTAAATAATTATGATAGACCTAAATAAAATATGCAAAAGAACTGATTATATTATAGGTAGACATTATGTATATGAGGGTGATATTATACAACTTTTACTGTCAGACATTAAAAATTATTCTTATGACCGTTATAAGTTTTATATTGAAAAATTCGACCCACATCTTTATGTTAAGGTTGTTAATACGTATGAGGACTATTTTGCTCTTGAAGTTTTAGTTGATGATACACCTTATACAAAATATGAGGAAGGTACTATTTTACCTATGTCATTTTTAACTCATTCTGAAATTTACGATGCAAAAATTATAAGTAATGTTTTTGCAGATTTTATAAATAAAAGTAAGTCTAGGAGAAAGGACAGTATATGAGGTTTGATATTGTTAATAATATAAATTCAATAACAGAAGAAGATATTTCTAAATTAACTGCATTATTTGATTGCAGTGGTAATAGAGCTAGTATCTTAAAATATTTTATGGACGAAAGTATTCTGAATAAATTAAGTACAGAATATATAAATACTTTATATAAAATAACTAAAGAACTTGTTGGAACTAGAATAAAACATATAATTGAAACTGAATACAGTGAAACCAAATTACCTAAAGGTACTAGGGTAACAATAAAACCTAAATATCTTGAACCTAAAGAAGATTGTATATATGACTATGAAAACAAGGTAGGCATTATCACCTATGCTAATAGATTTGAAAGTAATGAATTTAATCAGGGTTGGTATTCATACAATGTCAAATTTGAGGGTATACCGAATGTAGTTGTTTTATATAGAAAGGAATTTAATATAATTGAAACTATTTGAGTTAATGAAAGAATTATCCACCTATAACAAAAATTCAGATGTACTTATAACAACAAGAGCAAAAGATACAGATGAATATGTTGTTGATATAAGTTCTTTAGAAAACTTAGTTGATTTTGATACTGTAAAAATAAATACAGATTTGTATTGTCATAATTTAGATAACAATAAACAACTTGCGGAAATAAGTAATAAAGATATTGCAAGCATTGTTTGTACTCTTGGATATATTAAAGATTATTTTGAGGATTTTTGCACTCGTAACAAAGAGTATCCTTGTTCTTTTTATGTTGACTTTATAGAACTAATTGACAAGCAAATATCTTATTTACAAAATTTAATTAATAATGGGAAGTGAAAATTAATAATGTGGTTTGACGGAATGGAAGATATGCTAAAAGGAAATAATAAGATTAATTTTACAGTACATATGAAGCCCTACGAAATAAGCCTACAATGTCCTCATTGTAATACTGATATTTATGTTAATTGGAATGAGATAGACGAGCCTGAATATTGGGATAATGGTGATTGGGGAACTATTTATTGTCCTTGTTGTGGTAAAGAAGTTTCTTTGGGTAATTGGGATAGTATTTTTGATGTTTAATTATAGATATTGTAATTAGCAGCCATGCTGTTGACATAGATTTTATTCTTAATTCCGCTCTGAAAAGAGCGTTAAAATACACATTTTATCATAGAAAAAAACAAAGGAGTTGTAAAACAATGAAAGGTTACAAAGTTTTTAAGCCCGATTGGACGTGTAGAGGGTTTCAATACTCAGTTGGCAAAACTTTTGAAGAAGATATGACACCTTCATGTTGCAACAGAGGGTTTCATTTTTGCACAGAACTAAAAGATTGCTTTAGCTATTATTGTTTTGACCCGCTTAACAAAGTTGCCGAAATCGAAGCCCTTGGCGAAATTGACACAGAAGCAACTGGTAAGAAACACTGCACTAACAAAATCAAAATTGTCCGTGAAATTTCATGGGAAGAAGTTTTGAAAATGATTAATGTAGGAAAAGCCAACACGGGATTTGGTAACACTGGCAACTATAATAGTGGTAACTATAACAGTGGTCATTGGAATAGTGGCACTCGTAATAGTGGCAACTATAACAGTGGTCATTGGAATAGTGGCACTCGTAATACTGGTATTTATAATACTGGTAATTATAATGAAGGCAGGTATAACAGTGGTAATCATAATACTGGTGATTACAATACTGGTGACTGTAACAGTGGTAACTTCAACGATGGTAGTTATAACAGCGGTCATTGGAATAGTGGTAATTGGAACAGCGGTTACTACAACTGTGGTAACTGTAACGATGGTAGTTATAATAGCGGAGATTTTAATAAAACTAACTTTTCAAATGGTTGCTTTAATACTAAAGGATCAAAAATTTTAATGTTCAATAAGCCTTCTGATTGGAGTATTGAAGATTGGCGTTGTTCAAAAGCAAAAAGGCTATTAGATACTATTTCATACAATGCTCTTCAATGGGTTTACTCTGATAAGATGACCGAAGAAGAAAAGGAACAGCATCCTAAGTATAAAACAACAGGTGGTTATCTGAAAGAACTTGACAAATCTAAATGTGGTCAACTTTGGTGGGATAATCTTTTAGATTACAATAAGAATGTTATTAAATCCCTTCCAAATTTTGATGCAGAAATCTTCAAAGAAATTACAGGGATTGATATAAATAAAGGAGTTTAATGAGCATGAACAAAAGAAAGTTTAAGATTGGAGAACTTTATCGAGTTGGTTTAGATAGTTTCAGTGATAAAATGACCGAAACCGGAAATGTAATAAGAATTAAAACAATAGAGTATGTAAACAATAAGAAAATAGTTGTATACCAAACAATTAAGCCAAATGGTGGCAATGGTATGTTTTATATTTATAGTAGTTTTGCTAATTGTTTAAAGAAAATATCGTCTGATATTGACCGTGAAATTCAGGTTACATTTCATGATAAGACAACAGTTGCCAAAATGAAAGAATACGGCAAGGTAGTAAGAGTTGGCACTTCAAAATGTTGTTCTGATGATACGTATAGTGCATATATTGGTGCTTTGCTTGCCTTGGCTAGAATATATTTCTCATCCTCCTTCGGCAGATAGAGCAAGGTCAGGATCTGAAGTTGTTTACAGCACTTTGATTCCGCCAGACAGTTGTCCTCTCCGCCATACTTAAGAACCGATTTTGCCGTTTCCAATACGCCGCTTTTCTGTCCAT